CCGGCACTGCCGACCCGCTGGATCAGCGCTCCAGCGTGGGCTGGAAGGGCGTTCACGCCGCTGCGATCCTGTACGACGAGTACATCGTGCGAGTGGAGTGCGGCTCCTCCTACTCCGGGCAGGACAAGGCCAACTAAAGAGAAGCGGAAAACAGAGGGTGCGGGCGGTATCGCCCGCACCCGGCGGACGGAAAGGAGCAGGCAGATGCAGGAGAAGATGAAAACGGTACTCATCCCCAGAGGACGGAAGAACGAGGAGAATTTCGTGCTGGTATCGGTGAATGCACGGAACTTCAAGATCATGAAGGGCGTGGAGGTACAGGTGCCGGAGTTTGTGGCGCAGGTGCTGGAGAACGCCCGGATGATGGAGGACGATGCCCGCAGCTATGTAGACCGCATGGCCAACTGAACGGAAGGGGGAGAGAGAATGGCGACGGTCAAGCAGGTGCTGGAGCAGGTGGACGCCATGCTCCCCAACCAGTACACCACGGCGGAGAAGCGGCGGTGGCTTCTGCAGGCGGAGGGCTTCGTGGTGCGGGAGGTGCATCAGCCACACGCAGGCGGAGAGGAGACAGAGGTGCCGCCGGAGGACACCGGGGAGGACACGGTGCTGCTGGTGCAGCCGCCCTATGACGAGCTGTACCGCCACTATGTGGAGGCGCAGATCCACTACGCCAACGGGGAGATGGAGCGGTACAACAATGCCTGTGCCGCTTGGAACAACGCCCTGCTGACATACCGGGACTTCTGGTGCCGCAGTCATATGCCCCGGCAGGGGGTGAAGGCGCTGCGGCTGATGTGAGGGGGATGGGATGTTTTTTCAGAAAATGAGCGTGCCGGTGCAGAGCACGGTAACGATCAGCAGCTTTTTAGGGCTGGATCGGCGGGCAAGAGGAGAGTTGGGCTCCTTCCGGGAGATGGAGAATCTCACCTCCGACGGCTATCCCACCCTGACGGTGCGGCCCCGGCGTGGTCTTGCAGGGCAGGTGGAGTCCCCCGGCGGCATAGCCGCCAAGGATGCTTTGATCTGGGTGGACGGGCACACCCTGTATATCGGCGGCGTGGCCACGGAGTTGGTGCTGACGGAGGGAAGTAAGCAGCTCATTGGCATGGGCAACTGGCTCATCGTGTGGCCGGACAAGAAGTACATCAACACCGGCGACCTCAGCCAGCACGGCAGTCTGGAGAACCGGGTGCAGACACAGGGACAGGTGACACTGTCTCTCTGCGGGGCCAAGGGGGCGGCGCTGGG